AATTCCCACCTCCTTTAGCCTACAATTTTACCATCTTCAATCCGTACAATGCGGTCTGCAAGTTGGGCGATCTCGTTGTTGTGAGTAATCATTACAATGGTCTGATTAAATTCTCCGCTGGTACGCTTCAAAAGCCCTAACACATCTGCACTGGTCTTGCTATCAAGATTTCCAGTAGGATAATAGCTGTTAGTAGCATTATATAAAGCAAGAAACGCCCTTTAACACCAAAAGGACGTTTCTTACTTTATAATCACTCTTCGTTCTCTTCTTTTCCGCACAACTCTAAAATTTCATCCGCTGATGCATCCAGTTCTTTGCATATCTTAGCCAATGTGATCGCACTGGGTACAAGTACATTATTTTCCCATCTGCTGATATCTTTCTGGTAGACCTGCAGGCGTTCTGCAAGCTCTTTCTGCGTAACGCCTGCCCTTTTCCTTGCAATTTTTATATTCTCTCCTAAATTCATTCTTCCCTCCTCTTTGCATCCCAGATTAATAATGCAAAGCATATAAAATATAAAGCCAATTTCACGCAATCCAATACAGATAACGTATTAAAATCTCCGTCTATGATGTCGAGTACTATCAAAGCTACCAATAAAAAACTTATTTTTCTATTCATCTTTTTTACGAGATGTGATATACTGATTTTAGAAGAAATAATCTTTTCTGGGGTGGCTACCCCTTTCAGGGTAGCCGTTGTATTATTTTTTCTTTTTGGACTTTTTAGAATTCTTATGCTTCATCAGCTGTCGGGCTGTTAAGGCTAAAACTAAGATTTCTATTAAGTCCTTTATTATTTCCAGTATATCTTTTATGCTGTCCATCTCCTATTCTCCTTTCCAACGCTTTACGTTTATTTCTTGCTTCCTCCTTTCTATGTTCTTATTATATACCTTTTTAGGTATTTTGTCAAGAATTAATTAATTTTTTCATGCGAAAAGAGGGCGATTATACGCCCTCTTTATCCTTGTATTTTGTCCTGTCCCAGATTTCTTTTACTTTTTCCCAGCCGCCAGTAGACACCAGATACACAACAAACGCTGCCAAAATAGCAGCAAATACATAATACCATGTGATTACAATTTTATAATACGCACACAAGCCCACCATAGCCAGAGGGCACAGAATTAAAGATGTGACCAGTGCTACGATGCTTGTGGGTACTTTGGAAAGACCCGGCATCTCTTTGATCACCTGCACCACAATAGATACCATGAATGCCAACACACCGATAAGGGCTAAACCATATGTTACAATCTGCATAATTTCATTGATGTTCATACTTTTTTCTCCTTTTACTTATCAATAATACTTTCCAATAGTTCATCTCTGATTTTTTTCATCGGCTCAATGCCGTTTCCTGTGATCTGGTGATTGAGCATTGCCGCCAGACACTTTGACTGCTGCTTTTGCATTTCTTCCAGCGACTGCAGGCGTTTATAGTCCTTCTGGTTGTACTCTTCCAGCATTTCTACCCGCTTAGATATTTTGAATGCTGGACGTATTACCTTTACAATTACCGCCCCGGCGCCGCCGAGAATACTCACCGCCCCGCAAATGCTCAATACAGTCTGCAAAAATTCCCCCATGGGGTTCACCTCCCTCCCTGCCTTCCATTCTCTTTACTTAACGCCTTCAATGTCCCTTCCAGCGTTTTCAAAACCACGAAAGAGATCGGTGTCCCTTTATCAACTCCGAGGTTCAGCGTAATCTGCGCATCATCTGTCACTGTATAATCAGTCCCTTCGTCTATGCGCAGACCATTGATATACACTCCCAAAATGTCTGTATCACTCACATACTGAGTAATCCCAATAGGGATATTCTTTTGTTCGTTTTCTTCTGCAATATACCGTTTTTTGTATTCTTTTAACGGAATGGCGGTTGTTATTGCATCTTTTATTTTTTCAAACCACTTGTCAAATTCTTCCTGATTTTCCTTTCGATCTTCCTCGAAGGCGGTCTGGTATTGTAAAAATAATTTGCTGGTATCTACCTGTTTTATCAGCCCCGTTACAACACCACATCTATCATTATCCAGTCTGGTGTCCGTGATTACGCTTTGTGATATGCTGGAAACTCCTGCGCCCACATAGACATATGCCAGCATATAATCTTTAATTCTGGTATTCCGGGTGATTCCCGGAATGACGGGTTTTGTGGCATCCTGGCTGTCAACCGTAATAATTTCACAGACACGTTTATCATAATCTACGCGCATAATGATTGCTGTATATCTGTTGAGAGTAACGTGTGACGGCTTAAGTGTAATGTCAAGAGGAGATCTGATCCTAAGCCACCGGGAATCCAATAACGCCCGTCCTGGCATAACCTGCACTACCATTCCTTCTTTTTGGCGTACCTGCATAGCATCATCCACGCTTTCATAGATGCCATCCCCGATCAATCCTTCAAACATATTCGCCATTTGATCCGCATTATATTTTCGGTCTGCCTGTCCATTTACCATCTTACTATTAAAAAAACCATATTCCAGATTTTCCACTGCTTCATCTCACCTCCCAAGTACTCAATGTAGGAATTACCGTTCTTCCTGTATCTGCTTTACTGTCTATAATTTCTATGATTCTGGGTGATGCTTCTATCCCGTATTCATTGACGATCTGTACCACGTCCCCCAGAAAATAATCTTCATTTAGAATATAATTCGCCCCCGTTTCGATCTCTCCACTGAAACTTTCAATATTCCCCATTTCTGACAGTTTTTCATTTCCCCGGGCTATCAGCATTTGATTATATTGCTCTCCGGTAATCTCCCCGTTATTGCTGCTCACATCCCGGGCGTCAATAAAGGTTTCATATCGGTATAACCCAGACTGTTTTCCAATCATCTGCGTTTTCCGATCAGTTCCCTCTCCTTCGCCTGCTACCAGAGCAGCATTTTTATATTTTTCTCTTTCCAGTGCGTAATCGCTGGTTAGCAGATTGTCAAATTCCGGGGAGAACAGTACCTGCGGATTTTGCGTCTGCTTGTAAGAGCGATCAATTCCCTTATACAGTTCAAACACAAATTTTCCTTTTTTGATGCAGACATCCCATCCGATTCCGTAGTTCATACAGTTTTCTTCCAGAAATGTCGCAATTTCTGTACCCGTTGCCTGTATTTCAATTTTTTCAGTAAATCCTTTTATCTCTTCCAGTATGAAATTTTCAATTTTTCTTTCCTGAATAGACGGAGAAATTACATTTTCATTCAGGATCTTATAAACGCCCTGTTCAAAGTTCCCGGTGATATTGGTCTGATTCCATATGATCCTACGTGTCAGAATGGATTTCAGGCACCTCCCTGTCACGGTAAGATAATTTCCCTTCTCTTCCTCTGCTTTTATCATAATATTTTCGATTATCATGACATTTTTGCAGGTTTCTGGCTGCATATCCATCTCTCGGACAAGGTAATAGTCTGGACATAATAGTTCTATCGCTTTGTCTGTTACTGGCAGATATAGTTCAAAATCCCCTGCCGCATAATATCTTGTTGTCCAGATGCAGGATTCATAATCATCAATAACCCCTACGATCTGCAAATTTTTATTCAGTACATATACATCCAATTTTTTACACTCCTTCGTACAGATCGTGATATTTTAAGGTACATGTCAGGTTATCCGCATTTTTCGCCGCATTAAAGGTAAACAGGCTTTCTCCCGGTGGAAGTTTTAACCATGTGGAGCCGTGAACCCGGTGATTGATGATATTAGTCGTTATGCCATCTCTTGTCAGCGTAACTCCTTTTTTCCCATTATTGGTATTGATTTCAATCCTATCACCTTCCTGCATGGTAATTTTGAGCCCAAAAGATTCCCTGCTATCCACGTTGTAAACCGTTGGGTCTGCAACCTCTTCAATAGCTGTCAGCGTTATAATCAATCCAGTCTCTTCATCTCCCTGATTTTTGATAATCATTGTTGGGTTTGCTTCCACGAAGGAAAAAGGGATTCCTGCTTCCTCGATCGCAAATTCAAAATAAAATTCCGGCATTACGCTGGCAAATGACACCACTAATTCATCAATGCTTTTGAGAAACGGATCGGGACAAAGAAGGCTGATCTGAGCCGCCTGTCTTTTGTCAAACAGACCTATCTGCAAATCTTCCACTGCTCCTTCTATGTAAATATCCCGTTTTCCATTTTTAAAGTAAATTTTTGAGGTTCTTTTGATTTTGAAATACTTATAGAGATTGATCCTGTTCGCTTCAATATCCCCTTCTATGACTACCGTAATCACCAGATTACGAGGTTCCGCCCTACTTCCGTTCTGCCTCACCCCGTCAAAATTTGACACTGGTGAGGTGTTGATCGTTGCTTTCGGAGGATTCAGTCCTGTAATATTCGTGACTGTATATTTTTTGTTGTGAGTAAGCTCCAGCTTTTCTCCACGGTCGTTTTCTACAGATAAAGTAAACATTTTATACCCCCTTTGCGAAAGCTAACTGATTTCTTGTCTGCCGATAAATGTCAAGTCGCGAAAGAGCTTTCGGGCTATTGTTGTACTGATAGAAATTTTGTACCACGGTACCGCCGCCATTTCCTCCATGCCCTCTGTTTTCTCCATGGATGTCCGGCACTCTCACATCACCCCAAAGATTATGCAGGCTATTTCTCATGCTTTCTGCTTCCGGCATGATCTTTTTAGACATACCCTGCATGGCTTTTACCGCTACTGCGGCATTTCTTTTTATTCCTTCCGCGAGACCTTCCGGAAGGAATTTTCCGATTTGATCCCTCATAACACGGGACGGGGAATGGATCCCGAAAAAGTCTTTGATAGAATTTACAACAGAGCCTGCAAAACCACCGATTTTGTCGATAATCCATCCAGTCATATCGGAGATCCCATTCCAGAGCCCCCGAATTAAATCTTTACCCACATTTACAAGAGCGTTGGGACTGAATTTTCTCAGGATACCGCTCATGATCTCACCAGCTGCGCTTGCAACACTATGGATACCTCCACGAATCGCGCCGCCCAGATCCGATACCGCATTTTTACCAAAATCCATCAATTTTTTCGGAAGATTTTTAATCACATCAGTAATGGAATTAAGTACGCTCTTTCCGGCACTTCCCACCGCATGAAGCATAGACAGAATACCGTCTTTCAAAAATGTGATCGCTTTTTTACCTAAGCTTAACCAGTTAAATGCTTCCCATGTTGCGACAAATGCCTGAAAAATCTTAGGGATGTTTGCCACTAATTCAGGAATCGAATTGATGATTCCTTTCACAAGTTCAATCAGAATATCAATTCCCGCTTGAAGGATTGTTGGAAGATTGTCATTGACCAGATTTGCAAACTTTGTTATGATCTCCGGCACCTTTTCAATCAATGTCGGCAGGGATTCAACGATACCTTGCACAAGATTTTTGATAAATCCAATCCCGGATTCAACCAGAATTGGAAGATTTTCTGTCAGCATATCGGCAAAACCATTAATCATATCTAAGGCAGTATTAACCAGATTAGGCAGATTCTCTGCGATTCCCTGTCCTATATTAGTCAAAAACTGAGAGCCCAGTTCTATCAACCGAGGGATTCCCGTCATGATGGAATCATACAAAAATGTAATCAATTCCTGCCCTGCTGTTAATAACTGTGGCGCTGCTGCTATGATAGATTCTACAAGCGTCTGTAATATCTGGGTTCCGGTACTTGCCATCTGTGGCAGTGCCGATACAAGACTGCTGATCAGAGATGTTATGATGCTTACCCCTACCTGTGCCACTGTCGGAAGGATCACTGTTACCTTTCCAAGCGCCTGTGTCAGTAGATCGCTGATTGCGGTTCCCAACTGGTCAGCTCCTCCAATATCACCATTGAAAAGCTGTCGAAACCCTTCTGCTACCTGCTTGATTGACGGAAGTAAATCTGTGAGGAGTGACACCCCCATCTGTTTCAGACTGGTAGTGATCGGTGTGGCTAACTGCCCTACTTCTGCCATTGCCGCACTCAAATCGCTTTGTGCCTGTCTTGCGGCAATCAGATCAGCGTTCGTTTCCTGATAGGTTTTCCCGGTCTCGCTGTACATTTTGTTGAGGGTGTCTGTGATAAGGGCAGCCCTCTCCTGTTCTGAAGAGCATTCCTGTAATGCCAGATTGAAGTAATCTTCTGCGGATGTTGCTTCTTTAACCGCCTTATTCCATGCTTCATTTTCTTTTGTGTTTGCCTTTAAGGTGACGCCAAATTTTTCCCCGGATTCCGTAGCCCAGTTTAATGCATCCGCAAGCGGTCCCGTAACCTGTCCTACTTTTGCCGTTTCATTTGCCGCTTCCGTCAGACCTTCCAGCGGCAGAGAATCTCCAAAGGTTGCATATACTCCGGCGGCTATATCCGTCCATTGAGCAAGCTCTTCCTCCGATTTTGTCAACTTTGCAAGATGGTTGACCGCTTCCACGGACTGATCGGTTTCGCCCAAAATTCCCACCATGTCCCGGTAAGTTTTCTGGGCGGTCTCTGCTGAGTGTCCAGCGGCATCAAACGCAGTGTTGAGCTTTCCCATATCTTCCTGATATTCCTGTGATGCTTCTCCTGCTGCCAGAAATGCTCCCACAAGCCCTGTTACTGCCCCTGCTGCTGCTTTGATTCCTCCTGCCACTACTCCAGCCAGTGATTTTGCAAAACCTGAAAACACCCCGGAAGATTTTTCCGTAGCGGTTGCCGCTTCCTGCGCTGAATCCGCAACCTCATCCATGGACTGGTCAAACTGTTCTGCTGCCCCTTCCGCTTTGGAAAGGCTGGCTTTACTGTCTTTTAATTCCCCGGATAATTTCTGAACCTGGCTAGCAAGCTCTTTCGCTTCCTGCGTATTCTCTCCCTGTTCCAGGGCTACATCCGCATAAGCTTTTTTTAGGCTTTTCAGATCATTTTCCTGCTGGGAGATCGTGCTTTTCAGTTTTTCCGTAGCCGTTGCCGCTTCCTGCGCTGAGTCCGCCGCTTCTTTTTGTGCTGTTTCCAAATCACTTAACCGCTGAGTATATGTATTTAATTCCTTTTCTGTATTTCCAATAGCTGCTTTCTGGTTGTTTATCTTGATCGCCAGTTCTACAGCGCCTTTGGAATTTTCCCCTTGCTCTTTGGCTGTTAAACGGTATTGTTCTTCTAAGTTTGACAACTGCTTTTTCTGGTTTTCCAGAACCTTTTTCAGTTGTTCTGTTTTGGCAGTTACTCCATCGGCACTATTCGCCCAGTTATCCATCCCCGCTGTTGCTGCTTTAAATTCAGAATTAGCTAATTTGATAGATCTGGATGCTTCCTGCATTCCTTTCTTTAATTCACTGATATCAACCTTAAATTTCGTTGTTGATTCTGCGCTCTTCCCCACTGTATCACTCTCCTCTAAAACCAGTCATCCCCTGCAGGTCTGCGTATCACTTGCGGCTTATCTGCTTTTCTCTGTCTGTTTCCGTCATACTGGTTCAGCCGCTTAATCAACAGAAACACTTCACGGACCGGCAACCTACGAATACTTGTAGGAGTGTAAGCCGAGAACCTTTCGCAAAGTGTGACTGTGATTTCAAACAACACTTCAAGAAGGGAGGGTGGTTCCCCCTCCACTTCTAGTTTTTTGATCCGACATTCTCCATATTTGTGAAGCCATATTTCAATACAGCTACAACAACAGAAATAAGCTCTTTCGCTTTCGTACGCCTTAATTCTTCTTCCGTAAGATCTGGGAAAATTTCCAAAATAACTTCTTTGACTTTCCCCATTCCTCCTGAAAGAAGTTTTGCGACTGCTGCAATGAGGTCAATATCCTTCGCTTCCCCATCCAGCTTATCTACATCAATAAGCGCCACCAGATCTTCTACAGTGCCAAACATAATGTCGAATTCATTGGCAACTACTACTTTTTCAACTTCCTTCTTGTTATCTTTTTTATAAACGTTCAATGATAACTGCATTATTTATCCCCTTTCCCTTCTGGCGTTTTGGCTGCCTTCACTCTTGACTTCGGCTGTAAATCATCCGGCGTTGTAACCTTTTTGAAGAACTCTGTAACATCTGCAAGATCTTTCTCCAATTCGACATTCATTGCCTTTGCACGTTTTCCGTTTTTCTTGAATTTGTGGGTAGTTGCAATCCCAGTGAAGGTAAGTTCCTGCCCGTTCGCTGTAGTTCCACTATCTTCTGTTACGTGAGTAGAATCCGGGATTGCAAAAGTGCCTTTATATCTCCACACATAAACTTCTTTTCCATTGGTCTTTTTGGTTTTGTACCCCATGGCAAAATATTTTGTTTCCCGCTCTCCTTCGATGAAGGCTCCTGTTGTATCGTCGTAGTACTGTCCCGTCATAATTGCCACTTTATCCAACGGGATTGCAGATGCTTTTACTTTCACTTCATCCGATCCGGTGGAAGTGATTACGATTGCCGGAACATTATCGTAATAATGTGTTTCGCTGGATGTCTCTGTTGTACGGCTGATTTCCGAGGTTCCAGCCACCTCCATGACCTCTCCTGTTTCGTAAGTTTCAGAATCGTCTTTTGTTACCTCTGCAATAACAAGACCTTCCACACCCCTGTATTCAACAATTTCCATATGTTTCTCCTTTCAAAATAAAATGAGCCCGCTGAAAATCAGCAGGCTCTAAGGCTCAATAGTTTCCCGGTACAGAAGATTCATCCCCCGTCCCGTATGTGTTATTTCATCGCTCGGAACGTCATATCCACGTCCCCCAATAGTAAAACCGACTTCTCGTAAACGTTTCACTGCATCCGCCGTAACAGAATATACTTCTCCTGGATCTGTACTGTAAAAATTCAGATCGTAGTCCCAAATAACAAATGATTCTGTATTGTTATAAAACTCTCCATCGGAATCGTTGTTCCAGAAGGTGAAAAAGTGTTCCGGGTATGGATCCTTTTCTGACAAGCTTCCTTGCCGGAACACCGGATATCCAAATCCTTCCAGCGTTTCAATCAATAACTCTTCCATTATCCTTCCATACACCTTTCAATTTCATCTGCAAATACTTTTTCTTGTACTTTTCTTACCTGATTCTGTGTCCTCTTTCCATATATATCATTAAAGAGTTTCTTATCAGCCTCCTGTCCCGGATGGTTTCCCTTTTTTCCATACTGGTTTCCTGGAGCATGTCTCGGCGTTCCATACATGAGGAAAATAGACGGTAAGCCTCCATCACGAATGCTAAAGCCTATTTTTACTTCAGCAACACTTCCCTCCCATTCCACGGTTGAATCATCTGAAATGGAGTCTTCGGTATCACCGCTATCATGATGTCTGTTCATATCTCTATGGATATTCGGAGTTACCAGCTTATGAGATTCTTCCAGTGCTTTTTCCGTAGTCTTTCTCAGATTTCCATTTAGACGCTCCAGATTTTCAGCATATTCTTCCAAGCCAGAAAAATCCAAGCGTATTCTATTCCTTGCCACGATTACGCACCGCCTTTCACCCGTCGAGCCTTGAACTTTAGGAATCGGTTTTGCATATTAATGTTTTCCGGCTCTCCGATCACCTCATACACTGCTCCTGTAAGAGCATTGACGACACGGCAATCTGCTTTTATTTCCGGTCTGTACCATGTTTCAATATTGGCGGTGTCTTCTACCATATAAATCCCGTTAGATTCCCTTTCTGTCCCTCCATAAGTTTTAAAGGATGCATAGAAAAGCAGCTCTCCTGGCTCTTTCGAGTAAACTTTTTTCTTTACTCCTTTTATCTGCTTATAAACAGGTACCAACAAATACATCGGTGTGTTATACGGTAACTGCGGTGTAAAACCAGCCATGTTCATCACCTCCTACCACTGGAAATTAATATCCCGAACAGAGATATTAATAACATTCTCTTTGCTTTCGATTGCAAAATTAAAAGAAATATAATTTTCACGAATGACATAATCCGTATCTTCAAAGAGTTTCATACCGTTCAAGTACACATCAACAATCGACACCATACCAGCCCGAGAAAAGTTTATATTGGGTGTTTCCCCCTCTTGTGGGTTATAGGTTTTTACCGTTTCGGTAACAGTCATGCGCTGATTTTTAATATTTCGTACTACCCGGCTCAACCCGTTATAATCAAGATACTTCCGAGTGGGGCTGCTTTTTAATTTGAACATTCTCTTTAAAAATTCAGGCATAAGGGTTCACCTCCTTATGCCGAAAACAGTCCGTCAATTTCTTCATCTGAAATACTTGAAAGTGTCGGGATCTCACTCTTGAGAGCATAACTATTCAGCTTACTTGTCAGTTCACCGTCAGTCACATACTCAGACGGTACGCTTGTCATGAATCCGCTATCATTTTGCAACTGGCTAGTTTTTGTCGGCAATTCGCTCTTTTTTGCGTATGCGCTCAAATCAATGTCACGAGTACCCAACTTTTCAAATTTGTTATTTACCCACAAAAATTCATCATAGACATTCCGATCATTTCCGCTGTTTACGACCAGATACAAGACGCCCTTTTCTCCAGACTGTGGTAAGGATTCCACTACCTGCGCATCAAAACTGGTGATGCCACTTACTGCCTGTGCAATTTCCTGAGTAACCTCTGTTTTAATTGCATATTCAGCAAGATCAATATTAATCGCTTTACTTTTGTCCGGTGACAGAGGTGACCCGTTTACTTTTACAATTTTAATTGTGGGTGCTTCATATGCTGTTTTCTTTAAAAATGCACCATCAACCCACGCTTCAATTTTACTTTTAAAACGACTTAAACCATTGAGATCAAGAAATTTTGCCATCTATATTTCCCTCCTAAAACAATCCATCAATTTCATCATTTGTGATAATATCGTTACCTGCTCCAGCTTCCAATTCTCCGATTTTTTCTTTTACACTTTTTCCACTATCATCGTACTGCACAGCTGAGGAATCCATGAGCATAAATTTACCGCCATTTTTCTGTGTAATACCAGAAATTAATTCAACACTGCCTTTGTATTCCGCCATGTTTCCACCTCCTGTTATGATACTTTTACGGTTGTATTACCAAGTCCGGCATTATCTGATTTATAAATATCATAAGATTCTGTGTAGCCGGAAGCATTTGTAAACTGGATCGTTCCAACTTTTGAGAATCCACCGTCAAAACCGCCGACATTAAACCCGCAACTACCGTATCGTGTCGGCACACAATAATAAATATGCTGAGATGTTGTGGCATTTACGGTAAATGTCTTTCCTTTACTTGCCTGTAATCCCTTTTGGAGTTTCAGAATAAATGTACTATCGAAAGATGACGTATTTTCAGCAACACCCCAATACACTCCATTCACAAAAGTGATTCCGGTTGTTCTTGTAACGGTTGCGTCTCGTTCATCTGTTGCCGATAACGTCCATGTCTTATTCCCTGTGATATTCAATCCGGTCAGATTTTTACTTGTCAGATTCACGTCAAGAATTTCACTGTCAAGTTTTGCTGATTTTGGCTTTTTATTATATGACCAATTCAGCAACACATCTGTAATTTTCGCGCCCATTTCAACAGTGTTTCTGTTATTTGTAAAACTGTTGATAGCAATTTTTACATACGCTAGGTCGTCAATTTTCTTTTTGTACTCATCTGTAAAATCATTACTTGACAGGACTTTTCCACTCTGCTGTCTCACATAGCGACCATCATTTTTCTCAACAAGATGAGCCAGTCCGGTCATATCAAGAAATTTGCCACCGCTTGCAAATGGTACAACTGTCTCTTTTTTTGTTGCCATTCTCTAAATCACCTTCCCATAATTTTATCAATATCATCATTTGTTATAGTTCCAATTTCTCCACCGAATCCCGGTATTTCACCTGGTATTAAGTTACCGTTTGAATCAATGACCATACCTTTCCCAGCGTTTTCAGGTCCTTGTTGAACATCAACTTTAGCATCCAGTTTCTGTTCTAATCCTTTTTTAGATTGTATTCCTAATTTATCAAGCGTCTGATCCCCTCTCAGTTCTATTCCCTCGATAGATGGTTTATTGGATAACTGGTCATAATCCAGTAACGGGAGGTCATCCGTCTTTTTAATAAAAATCTTCTCAAGATCTGAATAGAATGTTTTTAAAGCCCGATAACATACCAATTTTTCATCATCATCCATTTAACCACCTTCCCCCGTCAACTGATGGATGTCAGCATCCGTTACATGACATAAATCATGACTTTCTCTATCTGATAATTTATACGCTAACTGTGTGGCTCTCTGCATAAAGTAAGGAGACAATTCTCCCAATCCATTCCAAAGATCGGAAACTCCACGGGTGACAACTCCTGCAATGGAATTGCTTTGCAAAACTTCTTCTCTCACTCCGGCATCCCGCAAAAAATCAACCACTTCCTCTATATACTCCGTAAGTGTTTCATCCATAAAATTCCCCGTAATGCTAAGTGAGGCTTTAACTTTTTTCAACAGTTCTTCTTTTGTCACCCGTGTTCACTCCCTTCCTTATTTTGGGGTTCTTTTTGCTGCTGCCGCCGTATTTTTCTTTTTGATAAGATAGCAGCCGGATGGATCAAGGATTTTTCCGTCCACGATTGTCAGACCCTTATTCACCCATTCGTTCGTCTCATGGTCGAAATATCGGGTCATTCCGAACTGCATATTCGTATTAATAGCGTAATCTTTCGGAATCCAATAAATTCCAACTACATCTCCCTCTTCCGCTGTTCCGAAGTCTTTGATAACATCCGGCTCCACGTAATCGGTAACACGTCCAAAGAATTTACCTGCCATAGTTCCGTTCTCACTCATGGCATTATCTGGATCTTTCCAAAGAGGACGGTCATTGTTATCCTTCATCGTCATGAGATAGGTCTCTACGGTAGATACCGGGAATAAAAATTCTCCCTGCCCCCGTTTGGACAACGGGATTTTCGCGAACAGGTTCTTTCTCCATGCTGTCCAATCAGATAACTCTGCTTCTGTCATTTCTACAACGTTAGTTACTCGTGGATCTGTTGTAATTCCCAATAACTGACCATTTCCATTACCTGAAATAATTCCTTTATCCATAGCTTCCACATAAGCTTCCACCATGATTTTTGTGATCTCAGATTCAAACAGAGGAAGGGACACTACCTGAGCGAGCAGCGTTTCCGATACACGGATTTCTCCGATATTGTACTCAAACGTCACAAAATCTTTGATATCCCCGGCTTTCTGACGGTCAGATACCGTGGTTTCTGTGATCCACTTGAAAGAAGCTTTTAACTTGCTGATTGGGAACTTCACGCCGCCCCGTACATTAAGTTTTCTTACCTTTGCATAAATATGACCGTAAACTTTGGAAACTTCTTTGATAAATTCGTTCATGATGGTTTCCGGAATGATTGCTCCAAGTTCCGTCGACAAAGTAGGACCTTTATCTCCTCCGGCGCGAGCGATCACATCCGCCGGAATCTCTGTACCGCGCTGTACATACGCCATAAATGCCTGGCGATATTCCATGGACCCAAAACCTGTTTCTTCGCGTTTTTCCTGTGTGCGCCCATTATTCATACCATAAGCGCCAATAATACCGCCATTGCGCTGCTGTACATTTGTCGGAATGAAATTCCGTTCTGCTCCAGCTTCGTCTTCCCCTGCGTCTGGATCTTCTCCTTCATCACCATCTTTTTCCGCTTCTTCGAGCTGTTTTTTCGCTTCCTCCAGCTCATCAAGAACCGCCTGCAGCGTATCACCCAGAGTGCGCACTTCATCTGCTGTTTCCGCTTCCTTAATCAATTTTCTGATCTCATCTGCCTTCATTTTTTTACTATTAATCAGATCTCTAAGATATTTGATAAATTTCTTTTTCATTTTTACCTCTCTTTCTACAAACCGTATAAAAATTTTGCTTTTAATTTTTCAAGTTCCAAATCAGTCTCCACCGATTTCCTTTGGGATTGTCTGGCAGTCTCCACCACCGACCGGGCATTGTCCAACGCCGCCTTTCCCCTTGTATTTATTTCAGTGCTTTCATACGCTGGAAACGTAACTGCACTTACTTCCACTACTGTGCTGATTTCGCGGATATGTCTGGTTGGGTGATCTGTATCAAGATCTTCCCATTCTTCATCACTGATTCCAAACATAAAGGACATTCCTGTAATGTCCCCGCGTTTTACCGCGCTGTATAAATTACGGGCTTCCGAATTGTTTTCAGTATCAAGATTTACCCGGATGGTCATACCGTTTTCGTCAACGGTAAACTGCATCGTCGAATTTTTCGTATTTTTCCTACTTCTGGCAAGTGGAATTTTTGATGTATCATGATTGACCAGAAAGCGGACATCGGTAAGATCCGCATGATCCAAAGCACCCTTATGGATGATCTCATCAAAATATCCGAGATCTGTTTTACTCTCATAGACAATAGGACGTCCGACAATCACACTCCCGCTTTCATTTTCTTCTGCTCGGATTTCAAACGTATACTGTCGCTTCTCCAGTGGTTTTTTCTTGTCCACCTTTTCACCTCCAAAAATAAAAATGAGCTTGCGAAAAGCGTTATCGCTTTTTACAGGCTCATAGGCTCACATCTATCTCATTTTTACATTTCTTGCATTTTATTTTTATCCCGCTGCATATTGCTTTTTCAGATACTTTAAAAAGTTTCTGGAAGCAATAGGGACAACAGTACCATCCGTCAATTACCATCTTCACCCTCCGTTTTTTTATTCTGTAACTGATAACTGTTTGCTATATTTACATCCACATAGTTCAGGGATTGTTTCCTTACCCCGTTCAATTCCTGTAGCGGTTTCAGTCCCAGGGCTACTCTTTTTTCATTCTCGTATAACGCCCCGGAATCTCCCAAAAGCCGTATCATTTCCAGCGTTTGATCTACACTCATGAAAACAAGATCTTTCGGATATGCTTTAATCCTGTTTCCATAAGACTTTTCCCGATCGGAAAAAAGTGTTTTTGTGAAGGCGTCCCCCAGAGTGATGATAAATCCCTCTAAAACTTTTTGATAGAAAGCCTCGTATTGATCCTTGTTAAAATCTCCCGTAAGAATCGGTAAACTGATTCCCCAGTTTCGTAAGATTTTTTCATCAATAAATTTCAGGGTTTCGGCATCCACCAGCTTGATTTCTTTTTTTATCGGTATAAATTCAGCTTTCAGATCCAGAGGTAAGAATCCGCTTTCACTGGCAAGCAATTTTTTCTCCAGTTCTTTCAATGCTGTGACTGTTTTTCCATCATCCATCAAAGTATTATATTTTACAACCCCATTAATAGCAAAACTGGATTTCATAGCACTTGACACTCCCTGCAACAAGGTGTTGTTAAGTTCAAGGGTTTTCAAAAGTGCTTCATTATTCGGCTGACCTTGTTCATTCCCGCCCAGGAACTCATTGACAGAAAAGTTGTGCCGCCAGTGGATCACATCGGAATAAGGGAGTGTGGTTTCATAGTCATTTGCAAATTTCAACGTAATGCATAAAGTACCCGCTGGGTCCTGCAAAAATTCTATGTAATTCGGCTGTACCGGATAAAGTGCTGTGTAATTTTTCTTTACTCTTCCTTTCGCATCGGTCCATATATCATATACTGGTATGATAAAGGCATTGTAATTAAACAGCAATGACCATGTAATCTTTTCTAAAAACTCACTTTTTGTCATGAGTTCGTTTGGATTCTGCAAAAGATGATTCAGGCTCCTCTGACCCGTAGCGGCAGTATCGCCCTCATCGGAAGTAATCACATGAGTAAGGTTCAGTTTTTTCATTTCTGTCACGATACACATCAGAGCCTGCTGCACTACGTCACTGGCGTAAATATTCTGACCGAACTGCGAAAAAATGGGTGTATAGCCATTCAGCATATCTGCAAATACCATATTCTGTTTTGTTTTTCTCCATGGCATCTTATCCAACCAGCCCATTTTCTTTGTTTCCTCCTATCATTGTCTTAAATGTAGTGCGGTATCTCCTGTACATTTCATACAAAATGATCGTTGTGACGGCACCATCAATTTTTTTAGCCGCTTCTGTGCGGACACATAAGCAATTCCCGTACTGATCGATCTTTATAGATGCGTTTCCAAAGCACCACATATCTACCTTATTTCGGTTATAATTTACCAGCTGTTTTCTCAGATCCTGTTCCAGTAACTTCATGGCATTGCTCAATGTCTGCGCATTTTGCAGGATCAAAATAATATCGGAATCATCTTCATTTGATGTTTTCATCCATCCATAGTTTTCCATGGCTGTTATCCATTCTTTTGAAAATCTCTGGTCATATCCGCATTTCCAAAGTCTGATGTTATAGTCCTTGTATAAAAGATAAAACCACTCTGCTACTTTGGATAGATCAATGTCATTTCCTTCCGTGATCGTTATAAGATTTTCTTTCGCCCACTCTGCATATTTCGCTCCGGCGTTCCGGTCATCGGAATCTTCCAGTTTACTTTCTGGTATAAAATACATCGTATAGATATATTTTTTATGATCATCCGGTTTCATCATAAGGACTTTTGCACAACATAGGTCCGTTGTCTGAGACAAGTCTACGGCTCCAAGTGCTATTGCCCCTCTAAAGTCTTCCAATTCATAAACGGCTTCATAATCGTATTCTTCCAGATTCAACCACGCCTGAGAACCATTCTGCTTAAAATTAAAATCTTTGGACAATACAAAGATTCTGTCTGCTTTTGAACTTCTGGCAACGTCAACCTGCTCTTCCAGGTAGTCCCATTTTTTTACAATCCCAAGGGTGGGATTGCTTTTCATCCACAGGCGATTCTGACGGTTTCCCATCCATACTTCCTGTTCGGAATCTTGTGTGTACAGCCACGGCAAGGTCCTTTCAGCAGCTATTCCATCATCTTCCCCGGAAATAATGCGTCTGGCTTTTTTCAGCTCATCATCCAGATACCCATCTGTAATAAATCCTTCCGTGGTAATGTTGATGAATTTAGGACTGTCTTTCAAACTCTGTGACTGCTCAATAGATTTTGCAATCACATTGTCGATCATCTCGTGTGTCTCATCCACAATAGCAAAATCAATATTTCTTCCTTCTTTGTTTCTTGTTCGATCTGACAATTTAAAGATCTTAGAACCATTCACTTTATTTTTTATAAAACGCTGATTCCTTTTTGTATCCAAATCATCAGGATCTATCAATAGACGCATGGTATCAATGGCATCATAGACGATACTTGCCTGATTATCGTCATTGGAAGAACATACAATATCAGATCCATCATTTCCCACAATCAGCTCACTCAGTCCGAGGGCAGAACAGGTCTCAGACTTTGTGTTTTTTCGTGCAATTAAAAGGAGGATCTTTTTGAAACGGTCAAAACCCGTTTCCGACATCTTAAACGAATATATTGTTTCGACAAACGCCTTCTGCCAGAGCATTAAAATCATAGGTTTTCCATAATACGGCGATTTTGTCAGCTTTACACAATTTTCCATGAAGTCCATGCGTATCATGGCATCATCCGTATTATAAAAATATCTGTCGTTTTGAAAATCTTCTTTTAAATTATCAAGTTCATCCCATAGCTCTCTCCCCGCTACAATTTCTCCGGTTTCGATGCGTCCCCGGTACTCCAAAAGAAAGGAATTATCCGGTGTCCATATTTTTGATTGCTTTACTAACATAATTGCACTTATGCCTGTTATCGCACCATGCACATTTGCCAAATAACAAGGATGGTGATTTTCGTCTTAAATATCTCTGTTTAAAAGTTAATTTACATTTTCTTTCAAACATATTTTTTTACCCACTTTCTCAATGGTGATTCTTCGTTATCTGCATCGTTTCCGGTTGCCGCAAACAAGACTTTTATACAATTTGTATACTGCTGCAACAACTCCTTGTACTGTTTCGCCGCCGGAGTTGCTTTCTGTCTCTCCGGGTGTTCTGGATGGACTTTGATAAATGGTAACTTTTTCAGCTGTTCCAACCGGTCCTCTAAAAAAATCACTTCCTCAATCAGAGGTAAATACTTATTTTTACTTTCTTCGTCTTTGCATACGATAGCGAACAGAGATTCTTTTCTTGTCATGCCTTTCTCACCAGCTGTCTATCACACAATCTCTTTCCACAGAGATTCTGTCCCAACTGTACCGGGTTCCCACACGTTGTTGTCTACCAGAGATTCCCAGGTCTTTTCTTTATGTTTCACCCGGTCTCCCCTTTTATAACCGTTGGTGCTCAAAGGCTGTTCCCATTCCGGGATAACTTCTGGATCCGGGATTAACACTTTCGCCCAAAGAGACGGCGCTGCGTCCGGCGCCCAATCTGACTGGCTGGTATGTTCTGTGAGACATTTGTACAGGACGTCTTTATACAGTACCTTGTGGTCTTTGGCATATTTCACGCCGTTTCCATCCCATGCAGGATAAATGGCTTTCGCTTCCAGTGCTAACGCATCCGGGAGCGCCTGCGCACTAAATTGCGCTACAATCATAACTGCTTCCCGCAGTTCCGGATTGGATCTACCCTGTTCCAGTTTCTTCTCTACCTCTTCCACACGCTTTTCAAGATCGGACTGGCGATACAACATAACAAATACCGCATTTCCTACCGCTGATTTTTCGGTATTGGCTTCAATCACGATGCCGTACACCTTTCCACACTCTTTCAACGTGGTAAAATCATTATGTACCTTTAAAACCTCTCCATCGTCTCCAATCACTGAAATCTTCTTTGTTTTCTCCTTGTCAGAAAAAATGGAATCATATTCCTCCACACTTTTTGTATCTTTTAAATAAATATTCAGACATTCCTGTTCTTCCTGCATCCCATTATCAATACTGATGAGATCCAGTTCTGTATTATCATTCAATCTAATTTTTCCCATAATGTGTTTCCTCTCTTTCATGTAATCTATGCTGTTCGTTTCCACATGTAACATGTAATATACGGTTGTAAAATGGACTGGGAACCTGATAGCTGGCTATTCGTTCCCGGAGATGCGCTTCCGGTAATCCCCGGAGAGGTGCTTGAAGTATTGCCTCCCAAAGCAGCTGTATCTGTTGCAGCAAACGAACCACCTGCTATACCTCCACCGTTTGTCTGTGCTCTATCATATGTTGTACTGCCCGCACCTGCACCTGTTTTGTAAGCAATCCCCTCTGGATAATTGGCGCATCGACCAATTTTCGCCCATCCACTTGAAAGTGGATGGCTATGAGCTGGACTGGAGTGGCTATGGGAATTTACTGTATGGGAGTGAGAAAGATCAACTGTTTTTGTTCCTCCCGTCTTCTCCGCAGAGTTAAATTCACTTTGTGCAGAATCCACACCAACGGGTACACGTCCACTTCCCCATTGCACCCAAGTACCAAACCCCATATATGTGGCGGGGTTAGCATTCGACGTAGACATCAGGATACTTCCTACAGGATGTTTCTTTTTATCGTTCTCCAGTAATGCCTGCTGAATAATTTCCCCTATTTCCACTAACGATTTATTTTTTTTGAATCCATAGACTTTTTCTGCCATATTATTTTAACTTCTCCAATTTTCTAAAATGAAAAATCTCGTTTTTCCACTTTCTGCGAAAGAAAGGCACTCCCCAACAGTCCCTCACACATCTTAAAGTTCAAGAGGGTGGGGGACTCCCGGAGAAAATTTTTCCCACCAATCGGAAATATATTTCTCCCATTCTTCCTTGTTTCTTCCATCGTTGCATTCTATCAGCCTTTGTCTGCATTCGTTTTCTGAGGTATCAATGAATATGCTTTCTGCGTTCAGTGTGTCCAGCATCCTCTCACGCTCTCCACTGAATGGATATCCCCCTATGATGTAGGCGTTCAGCCACTTGCCCCTGCGATACCGAATCATCTCGATCAAAGTATCTCTTACCCCGAACACAACACTCTTCAATCTTCCGGGTTTCTGATACTTGTCGCATCCACTTACACACTGCCATATTGCATCCATATCTACGATCAGATCACCTTCTCCTGCTGCCTGCTTCACCCAACTGCTCTTTCCTGCAAGAGGAGACCCCCACACTAAATACACTCTCTTATCCGTATATCCCAGTTTGTTATGAATCTTGTTGTGGCATCTATGATGTAACAGATCTATGTTCTCAGGATTCAGGCTGATAGATACATCATTCACATTATCTTCTGTCAACGGTATCTTATGATGTCCAATGCAGTCATATTTCTTCACGATAGGCTTTCCACAGTAAGCGCAGATAATTTCCCCCTGCTCATTGATCCACTCCGTCCTGATTACGGACAATAATTTTCCCCACTCACGGCTTTTATAAAATGTACTCAGCGTATATCTACCACTCATTGTTTTCTATCTGCCTTTCTTTCAGTTCCAATTCTTTCTTTCTGACTTCCAGCATTTGAGGATCATTCGCCCAGTTATCCTTGTCATAGTTTTTCAGCGCAAGGTTTAGCGCCGCGGTGTCCGGCGGAAAATACTGTTCTTCATCGTAATACACGATTTCCTCTGTTTCTTTTGACCGCTTCCCATTCTCGTACTCCACGGTCCTGCATTTCGCCGCCTTTTTCGTCATGTGAGAAAAACCTTTTGCTTTCATGATGAGTGAACTTTTCAGCTCGGCAATCAGATCCCTTCTCCCATTTTTAATAGCTTCCGATAATTCCGGGAATTTATTTTTGTAGTCCGAGAAGGTAGACTGCGAAATTCCCAAACGTTTCGCAATCTGAGCTTCTGTCATGGTCTGACACCATTCTTCGATCTCTTTCAGATACGGTTCCACATGGGTTAAATACTTGTTCTTTCTTCCTCTTTTATCCGCCACATTATCACAACCCTATCAATTTCCCCCATGTTTTACTTCCTACGGTTCCCGGATAATTTACCTTGATCTTTTTATCTTTCTGGAACTTTGCCACTGCTTTTTCTGTATCTGCGCCCATAGAACCATCTACCCCGGAAGCTCCTACAGAATATCCATGACCGATCAATAACCGCTGTAATAACTCCACTGCTGCTCCATGGTTTCCCTTTACCAGATCTGGACAACTAAACATATACCCTTTTCCTCCTGCATTTGCATTATTGTTTTCATTGCTCGAATTTCCGCGAACACGACCACTCACCACGATAACCGTATGTCCCTTACTCTTTGTAACAAGCACATCCCCGTTGTACAGGACAGTCGCACTCCCAACAGATTTACGTTTTTCAAATAACCCGGAGTTTTCCAGTACGCTTGCAAGATTGCCCGTATACATATCTCCAACATCCTTTCCCGTTGCCTGTAACACGCATGCGCGAACCAAAGAGCTACAATCACTCTCTGTCTTTTCTTTGATCGCTGCCAGTGTTCCGTACTTCTTAAGCTGCGTAATAACGCCATTCCGGCTATTTTGGTCATATCCGATGTGATTATTATCACAAGCCTGTTTCATAGCTGTCGCAATTTTACCTGCAGTGCTAGCCGATTTTGGTCTTAAGCAATACCAGCCTTTGGAGTGCATATAATAAGCCTGCGTGGACACTTCCCCGCCTGTCTGGTCTCCTGCTACCCCTCCGGTAATCTTTCCATTTTCCCCCATTCTTGCGCTTCCTATGATCAATCCCATCACTTTACCTCCTAAGTCCTTTTTTATTCCAGCCACCAGTTATCTAATTCACAAAATCCCAAAACGCAAACAGCCGTCAAAGCAATCCATGCAAACCAGAATAAAATCTTCTCAATTCCAGACGTACAACTTTCTAATGCCTGTTCTATGGTGTATCCTTCAAAAAACTGAGGATTCTCCGATATTGTCCCATTCGATAATCTTGCATACAGCGTCCCCGTATGCTTTGCCGGTACACCATAGTACTTATACCGTACATCAGATATCCCTCTCTTTTCCGTTTTGATATACTCTTTTCCCGGAATATCGAATTTCTCATAATTAAATTCCACTCCGCAGAACTTCACTTTTTTACTATGCTTTTCCCAACTGTCAAAATAGTCCCACGAATAATAAACTTCTGTTTCCGTATAAGTTTTTGACTTTCCATTTGCATCCCGTTTTGTCTTTGTTACCTTTCTTGTATGACGATTATAGTGTTCTTCCACTTTTTTAATATAAAGATAATCTCCCTTTACTTCTTTGAATGTCACTGGATCAACAGCTATTAAATCCCCATATACGAAAGCATCCCCTATACTGGTGTCCATTCCATAGCGGAACATTTCTTCCTCATCAATATGTATCGCTTTTGTATATTCTGCATTCTTGTCGTTTTGGTAATCTTCAATTTTACCCGATATCAGGAAACCGATAGTCAGCATAAGTGCTACGATCGCAATGCTGACTATAGTTTCACGTTTGGTTATTTCCATCCTCTGTACCTCAAATATTTCAGAGTTTCTTTCATTCCTCGAATAAATCCTGCGGAGCATCAGGCGATGTCTGATAGTCCAGCCGCTGAAATTCCTGTTTTTCATAACCTGTCCATTCAAGGAATACTCTTGCCGGGAATCCTTTTACGTATCTGTTATACTGTTTAACAGACTGATTATAGTTCTCCCTGTACTGAGCGATCTTATTTTCTGTTGTTGCAAGCTCATTCATGTACTGCTTATAATTTGCATTGCTTTTTAACTCGGGATAAGCATATGTAACAGCTGCAAGGGCTGTATCTACTTCTTCCACGTTATTTCCCTTGCTCATTCCGTCTGCAAGTGCCGTAAGGGTTTCTGATTCATGTTTATCGTACTGTTTTACACAATCCGCCAAATTGTAAACCAGATCCACCCGCCTTTTTTCCTGCACTTTAATATCTGATTCCGCCGTATACACTGATTCTTCCATTCCGATCGCTCTATTCTGCGGTAACTGTATTCCAAATGCACACATGACGATTACTGTCAATACAGATACTGCGGATATAGCCAAAACTTTCAGTTTATCCATTTTCCTTTACCTCCTGTCACGTTCTTTTCTATTAGCATACTATTATATATGTTCTACTACAAGTGCGCCCATATATGCAATTATGTAAGCTTTTCCTGTAAAACTGCATAAACAAAATAGCCCCGCTTTCACACAGGGCTATACACCGATTTATATAACTGTAATACCAGTCGTTTTTTATTCCGAATGATAGTTGTGATATTACATTCCAATTCTTCCGCAACGGCTTCCACGGTTCTTCTCTCCTCGTAATAAAGAACTATGATTTTATACCATGGATCATCCTCTATTTTTATCAGAGCATGTTCAATGGTATTATCTACTTTCCCGGAAGAAAAATAATCGAACAATTTCTTCGACATGTACTTGTAGCACATATCCTTATCCTGCTGGATCATGTTTTTATGTAGCAGTTCTTCTACCGTTGCAGATATAATCTCTCTGATCTCTTCTTTTTCCAAATTTTAGACACTCCCCTTATCAATTTTATTTTCCTGATCTCAACATGCAAAACAGTAACTCTGTCATAGATTTCTGTCTTTTCCCCGGTATGCAGCGTATTATCGTTTTTAACTCCCAGGATATTTCTGATGTTAAAGGGTGCGGGGATTCAAATTCATCTTCGATTGTTTTCATGAATGGTACTGGTACCATAACCCCTATATTACTTGAGGATTCTGGAAAATCTTCTTTCAAGTGTCTCCAAAATTTTCCTTCGTTCATATCTACTATAAGTTTTTTGTAGCATTCCATCGTAGTTACAATATAATTTTTCTCTCCCAAAAAATTCGAGCCATTCCCCGAGTATACGTCTTCTATGCAGCTTTTTATTTCATAACAGACAAATATCCCTTTTTCGATCGCTCCTATGGAACATTGGTTTTCTGGAATGAATTGCATAAAATCTACCCTTTTGGCTTTTCCGATCACCCATGGATCAATACTCACTTCCCTCGCCCAGTATTTCCCTGGTCCTCCGAATTTTTTACTAATAAGCAAATCTGATAAAAATGTTGTTGTCTCTTTTCTCGTCATGCCCTACCTCCTCAATGCTCATAGGCTCCTTTCCGGGTACCGCACAGCTACGGCACCCTTACGTATTCGTGATATACTGCCAAAAACCCTTTGATTTGTATAAAACACTACCTTTCGGTATTTGTGTGTTTCCAATTTTAATTCTGTACTTTTATTGCCATGATACAATATCCCTCTTCAATTCCCGTGTAGTCTTCCAGTATGTATGTCACCAGCGCCTTCACTGAACGACCTGTATATTTGCCATCGGTAAACTCCATCATTTCAAGGATATCGCCTTTCTTGTAACCTCTATCATTCTTCCGAAGTTCGAATGTTTTGATTTTATTTGCCACATCATCAAAATAGGACTTCGCAAGTCGTATCTGATGTATGTTCTGCTCTTTTTTGATATCTGAAGGAAGAGTTTCCATTTTTTTCTCATCTTCCATTTCTTTCAATCTTTTAACGGTTTCCCTGTCTATCTGATCCTGTTCCTCTGCGTACCGTTCTTCCTCTGTTTTATGCGCTTCTTTTCTGTTATTGTATTGATCGCATTTTGTACAGGTCCCAGTTTTAACATTGCAGGTCTCATATTCTGTACAAGAGTAGCAAATAGATACAATTCCTTCTGGGTGGGGAGTTTCATAATCATCTCCTGCACGATATTCCTCTTCATCGGCTTTTTCAGTTACTTTCTGCGGTTCATTTTCTTCTCTTGTGTCCTCTTTTATGTCGGTGTCAGAATCCGACACATTACCCGCCTTTTCTCCTGCCTTTATTTCCTTGATCTCCGTATAGGACAATTCCCCGGTATCGTTGTATTTATCCAATGTTTCCTGCTGCTGCTCTGCTGTCATTCCACTCAGCTCATACGCTGCTGAAAATGTAAGGCGCTCCTTATTTAATTCCTCCCGGAACTCTGGAATCAGATTTTTGTTGATACTTTCCACTTGCGCTATCTTTGTTTTCGACATTTTAAGCATTGACGCAATCACATCACGCAGGCGCCCGGACTGGAGATCATATCCTTTAATCTTTTTTCCATCCGCTTTCATCCGTTCCAGACAGGCTTTTAACCTCTGTTCTTCTTCTATGATATCTTTTGCAGATTTTGTCCGGTAAGCATTCGCTATAATAATTTCTACTTGTTCTTCATCTTCATCCTGCGGCGTTGTCAGCTTACAAGTGGCAATTTCAAAATCTTTATACCCCTGTTCCACAAGATGCTTCAATGCCAGCCATCTACGCTCTCCGGCTACGATCCTGTATTCTCCCTGCTCTCCCGGCTCATATACTACTTCTAAATTTTGTTTAAGTCCGTACATGAGAATATCCCCGGATAATTCTTCTATATCGGACAAATCATAAAAATTCAGCTTATTCCGGTACAACTTATAGATTGATATATCCCGCGTGCGGAATCTTGCTTTTGGGGATTCTTCCAACCCCGCTTTGCTATTCTTATTTAGGGCGTCCATAACGCTAAAACCTGTAGCCATACTTTTTATCTCTCCTTTGCTTTTACGAGTTTATACCCTGTTATCCGTATCGCCCGGACAGTCCCGGGATGATCCGTAGCAAGTAGACCATCTTCGATCAACTGCGTAACATGGTTTTGAACTGTTCTCTGACTGATATTTAATTTCTCTGCAACCTCTGAGTAGCTGGGGCTATATCCATGCCTTTGAAAGTATTGCAGAAAGTACAGATATATCTCCTTAGTAATAATCTGAGAATCTTTTACTCTGTTTATTTTTCTTTCTTTTTGATTCATGTGTATTCCTTGTCTCTTACCATATTTTGTGTAAGATTGTGTATTTTATTGTTGACTTTTTGTGTAATGTTGTGTATAATATAATCATGAAAGGAGATAATAAATGCATCCGAGAAAAACAACCATCAAAGAGCTGGAGAAAAACGGTTTTTTATTGAAACGCCACGGTGCGAATCATGACCTTTATTTCAATCCAGTAAGCAAACAAACGATACCAGTCAAACGACACGACTTTAATGAAAATGATATGAAATATATCTTCAAAGAGGCCGGTATCAAAAAGGACAGGGGCTAAAGCCCCGGTTCCTCATCTAAAGGAGGTAATCATTATGCTTTATACTTATACTGCTGTTATTACAGAATCTGACAACACCTTTTACGCAAAAGTGCCGGATATTGACGGATGCATCACAACCGGAAAAACTCTTGCAGAAGCTATTGATCTCATTACAGACGCTTTAAATTTATGTCTTACTGTCCTCGAGGATGAGGATGTACAGCCCCATCCTGCTACTCCCCAGTCAAATATTGTTCATTCCCCGGAAGATATCCTCACCATTATTCAGGCTGATACCATTCAATACCGTAGCAAGACTGATACAAAAGCGGTAAGAAAAAACGTCTCACTTCCTGCATGGATGTCTAATCTTGCCGATAAACGTGGAATTAACTGTTCTAAGGTTTTACAGGATGCCCTGTTATCTGTCCTTTCATGATTTTCAGCCCGGGCTTATGTCCGGGCATTTTTTATTTTACGGTACTACTCCCGTAATATCGTAAAAGCTCATCTGTTCTCCATTCGATTCTTGCCGCGGTGGATTCCCGTACTGTCCCTGCTGGATCAGCAGATCAATCTTATCTGCCACCTGCTGCCAGGTGTATTTTTCTACCGCATCCCGGGCGATCTCGACTCCCCGGGAACTAAACTCTACGTAATAACCGTCTATAATCGCTGTCCCGGTTTTGTAGTAGCCTTTCAGGTACCCGGTCTTTGCCGGCATAGGCGCACCGTAAAAGAATGAGCGTATCTGATCTTTACTTTTGCTTTGTAAAAGAAATTCTTCCAGCACTCTGTCGTACATTGACTTCAATTCCCGTCTCCTCCTTTATCGTTTCCCGGAAGTCCTCCCACGTTGCCATGTCTCCGATCAGGCAGGTGGCTTTCTTCTCCATCCGGTTGATAAACCGTTTCAGGCGTACCGGTCCATAATCAAATTCATCTCTGATTGCTGATATAGCAAGCAAGAGTACCGTGTCCAGTGTGTTCATTTTTATCACTTCTGACGCTTTCTCAATCTCTTTTTTTGCCAACTGAGTGTGTACTCCAGTAATTCCCCGGTATTCAATCTCTTCCTGCAGGTATTCCAGACCGCCTTCTTTCACCAATCTTTCCGCCAGCAAAAGTCCGTCTTCCCTGCCTGCCTGATAATCTGTCATTTTTGACATGTCCCATACCTCCTATGTAATGCGTCCCACTGGGCTAAAAGCTCCGGTGGAAAATGTGCGCCTTTCTCTATTGGGCGTTTATCGAAACCATTTTCTTTATAGATTGCATCTACAATCCTACAACCTACTCCTAATTCTCTTTGTATCTCTATCTTTGTCATTCCGAATTTTAAGCGGTTTAAAATCTGCGCTTCCAGTTCCGGGGTTCTTTTCTGTCTTCCCATACTATTCCTTTTCTTCCATGTCTCTCAATAACTCTTCCACAACTTCTCTATAGTCCTGCGTAACAATCCCGCGCCTGGAGCATTCTGGGAGAGGTTTCATCTGTACGGTTGCTTTCTCCGCAATAACGGACCTTCTTACCGATTTGCAGAAAACGCGATCTTCATACCGTTCATGCAGCCATTTTTCCATTTCCAAAGATATTTTGTTTTTCTGTCTCATGGTCATGAGGATTTTTACATCCAGTTCCGGGTTCAGCGCTTTCAGCTCCTCCACTTGCTCTGTCAAATTATCCAATGCCGCTACTTCATAGCCGCCAATCTTTACCGGGGCTATCACAAGTTCTGCTGCCAGCAAAATATTAATCACGACCATATCTAACAGTCTGCCACAATCGCAGATGCAATAATCATAAACATTTTCCACTTCTTTCAGCGCATCCCGCAATCTTGTTACCTGATTTTCTTCCTGCTTTAACATCAGGTTCATATCGGTCTGCATAAGATATCCATTTGCAGTAATAATGTCTATCTGCTCATATCCCGTGGGCTGTATAAGATCTGTTGTCCGATATTCCCCACCCACACATTGATGATGTTCCAACAGTTCACTCATGCCTATCCCATCTGGCTCATACTGTCCGAATGTTTTGGATGTATCGCCCTGCGGGTCTCCATCTAATACCAGCACTTTCTTTTTGTAGGTTTGTCCCAGAATATAAGCAATGGTATCAGCCGTTGTTGTTTTTCCGATGCCGCCTTTCGGTGACATGATTGCTACGATCTTCATTCCTACGTTCTCCTTTACTTTATCTCTTTCATAATTTCTTTCACGATAAGTACCACCACTGCGATCAAAAGCGCTACCGCTGCTATGATTATGATTCCTGCCAGTACCCCGAGTATTCCTAATATTTTCCCAAAAACCACCTCTATAGGATGCATGCACGCCCTCCTTTCTGACCCTAATTGCCCTATATGTACAGCGTATAATACAAATTCATTTGCAAGTCTGCAAAGCTATATTCCGGCATCTGCTCCGGCTCTATCGGTTGTATCATTTCCAGCTCCTTCCATCTTTTGTGACGGATCTCTGGCACTGCCCGGAAGAGAGCTATTTTCTTATCTTTGATCTGTTCAAAGAGTTCCATGGTTCTCAGCTTCGCCAGAAACCCCACATAAATCTCTTTCCCCTGACTTATGATCTTCATGCGGTCTGAGTTTATAATCGTGTCTGCCAGCTCTTCCACTGTCATTTCTTCCCACCTTCTTTCAGGCTTCCATTTTTCAAGATGCTGTTGTTTGCTATACTCATTCTCTGTTTTCTTTCTGGGTGCTTCCGATCAGAAAGGTTCAGGTATTCTTCCAATACCGCAACCGCATCTAAAGCGGAATAACAAGTTACTACAAAATGTCCCGCCGCTGCCATGTCTGACAGAAAGTCTTTCTGGCTCTCCTGTTGTCGGTTGTTCCCGAATTTCATCTCTATGTACATCCCGCAATAGGCTCCTTTCGGATAGGGCAAACAGAGATCTGCTACTCCTGCTTTTACTCCCATCTGTTTAAATTTCACCGCTTCCATCTTATTCCTGCTCCCTCCATTCGGGACGTGATGCAGCCACTTTAATTCCGGGTATTTTCCCGTATTCCATGCCGCCCACTGCACTACGCTGATCTGTTCGGTGTCTTCGCTCCTCACTGCGTTCCTTAAGTTCATTCTTCTGCTCCTCCTTTTATCTTTTGCAATTCTATTTCAATTTCTTCTGCGCGGGACAAAATATCCTGATTATACTCATATGCGTAAATCCCCCGGCTCCACAGGTGTTCCCTTGCCCCCTGTTCTCCGTAGTTATACGCTGTAAGCGCATCCTGTTCTGTTCCATACTTCTGCAGCAGCTCCGAAAGGTAATCTATTCCCACTGTCACATTTTGATAAGGGTTTGTAAGATCGGAACAGTTCAGCCGTTCCATACGGTCTGTATGCCATTTCTCATAGATCTGCATATATCCGTAACTATTTCCATCATCCCCTAACTTGTCAAATACATACCCGGATTCCTTTTCGATCAACGCCAGCACCAGAGGGAAAGAAACTTCATAATCCCTACAGAGACAGTAGATATATACCTGTACTTCCTTTGGCAGATATCCCCCGGCATTTTGATAGGCTTCGGGGATTTCATAGTAGGCAAAGCCCTCTACATCCTCTATTCCCCAGTCTTTTGACATAGCTTCAAATGCGGCGTATTTTTCTTTCTCCTGCTCTCTCCATTCCCGGGCGGCTTCTAATGTTGCATCCTGTCCTGATGCTTCCCGCTGGTTATTGCTTTCCTGTATCATCTGGTCGAATTCTTCTGATCTTTTTTCTGATTCTTTTATCTCTCCGTGGGTGGCTATGCCAGAAAGCAAACACGCCGCCAATAAAGCCATGATTGCAATCAGCCCCGCCAGCACAAGGCGCACCGTGGTCTCCCTCTGTTTCTTTAATTCTTTCCGTTTCTTCATTCTCTTTTCCATCGTTCTTTCCTCCTCATTCTGGCTTTTATGTAGAACATCCAATTAAAATCGTTGTAGTAGATCTCTGCATCCGCAAAATCATATTCCGGGTACCACTTCTGCATCTGCTCCCTGACAAATTCATGCCCTTTTTTCATCTGCTCCACATAGGTCGCAATCTTTTTATAGGTTCCCTTCCGCTCTTCCGGTCTTTTGGAATGGACAACACGGATTTTTGGCTTTTTCAACCCTTTGGAAGAGTTCCAGCGTCTTTCTGAACGGATTCGATCTTTTTCTTTGGTGATGTATTTTGCCATGCCTACCAGTCCATTTTCATCTTTCTGGAGACGTCTGACCTCATTCCGGCTTCCCTGTTTCCAGCATTTTTCTACCGTGTCCATATCCATTTCCCCATCCATGATGATATGATGGTGCCAGCGGATCTCTGCATCCGGGTTGTACTCTGTCACATAGATATATTTTGCATTCCCAAGCCCCAGTTTTTTTCTCCGGTAGTTTATCCGGTCAATATACAGTTGCACCTTTTTGATCGCCGCATCTATGTCCCCGTCCGGCGGAAGGTGTTCATCATCATAGGTCAGCGTGATCCAGATATCCCGATTGGTGAAATTCGCATTGATAAGCCTTTCCAGATACTTTCTCGCATTTTTCTCATTGAGATTCCTTTGAGCGCTGCTATTATCTTTCCTGATCCGGCGCCCTTCCAGGGGAACCTCTTCCATGTTTTTGAACTGAGGATAGATCTCTATCTCAAATTGTTCCCCGGACATGATCTCTTTCAGGGCATAGGTGACATACTTCCCTTGCCGGGACATCTGCTCTAAAAACCATTCATTTAATTTTTCTGCCTGCTGATGATAAGCAGCTTCATAATCGTATGATATGAAAATATTTCCGTTTTTTCTTCTACTGCGTTTCTGTCCCTTTTTTACTGTTCCCATTCTGACACCGTTCCCTTTGTTGCCCTTTCTTCTGTCTGTTTTACTTTTCCGGGACTTGTTACTATCTATTACAAGCCCGTGATAGGGAGTGAAAACCCTCGAAAAATACGGGATTTCTCCCGTTTCCTTTCTTGCAATCCGATGTCAGATATGCTATACTAATCTTGCTCTAAGAATATACAGCATCTGGGTTGTCGAGACACCGGATGCACCACCGGGACACCGTTTATCGGTGTCCTTTTTCTTTTTGTTTTGCACTATGCAATCGCTTGAATTTTTTATTCTCCTCTTCTATACTTTGATTACAGGCTCCACATATAGCCGAGTAATTTAAGAAAGGAGTTTTTTATGATTGCATATCATTTAGATCGTTTTCACTCTTTGCATGAAGGTCAGACCGTTACACTTTCTTCCTGTCCTTCTTGTGCATCCACACATTTGTTCAATGGAAATGTTTCCATCCACGGTCAAAAATATCTATCTGATTGTTACGCTAATGATTTTAATTCATATTTTATCGAGTATACTTTTGAGCTTGTCCGACAAAAATATTTCCCTCAATGCCTTTCAAGATTTCAAAGTTTTTTCGCTCTTGAACATCCAGAAGATATTCTTTTGTGGCCTGAACTGCTTGTTCCAACTCCCATTATTTGGGAAATTGAAATTCCTCATGAAAACTTTCAAAAATTTGATGCTAATTTGCTTTTAGGTGCTCCATGTTTTAATAGTGCTCCAGCATGGTCTCCTGAAGAAGCTTTTTCATCTGCTCTGCGATATTGGAATGGTGAATTCTCAAGCACTCCAAAACCAGAACTACTTATTCAATTACCTGTTACAGTTAAAACTGTAAAACGTTTCTCCATCGTGGAAGACTAAATTCGTCAGTTTCTAGATCCAATTTTCCACGAATTTCTAAAACTTTAGTTTTTTGGTTTGTCCGCTCCAAATAGTCCAAAAATATTTTGGAGCGGCATTCCTCCGCTACTCGATCAAATTTTATAACCCGATCCATTTGATATATCACTTCTATAGGCCATTCTTTTTTAAATTCCACCTTTAAAAAAACTGGTTGCTTTATAGTAGGAGTGAATAACCATAGAGTTCCTTCGGCACGATTATAGTCTGGAGTTTCTTTAAATATTACTTCTATCATTTTCTCACTTCTCTCTTCTCACAAAGAACTGGCACGTTTTATCGTCTGGTCTCCTGCGTTTTATCACTCTTCCTGCGGTGCAGTGACCTTGATCAATTTTGACGTATGTTCTGCCTGCATAGATATAATGCTGCATAAAATGTATGCAGTTTTGACAGTTCATTGGTCTGCCTTTGGTTCCGTGGATTTCTCGTAGCATTGCCAGCTCCGCTTTCAAGTCTCTGTTTTCTTCTTCCAACACTTTTACATCTTCTGATAGCATGGTTCTTCCTCCTTTTTATGTCCATTCTGTTCATATATTTGTTTTGTATTATAGCGTACAATATGGTCATAGTCAATATATTTTATGTCCATTTTGGAGGTATCTATGTTTAATGAACGATTACGATCTACCAGAAAGCACCGCCATATCAAATTACAGGAAATGGCAGATTTGCTTGATATCGCTTTAAGAACCTACCAACATTATGAAGGTGGAACCCGTTTCCCTTCTTATGATTTATTAATTAAAATCGCTGACATTCTTCAAGTCCCTGTTGATTACCTTCTTGAACGTGACGATTATCTGAGATCTCTCGGAGTTTCCGTTGATGAATTTCTATAGGAGGTATTGCATGTTTAACAAACGATTACGCTCTATGCGCATGAAACGCGGTCTTACTCAGCAGCGTTTCGCTGATATTCTTGGTATTGCATTGCGCTCCTATCAATGCTATGAAACCGGAACCCGTACACCCTGTTACGATCTCCTTATCCAGATCGCAGATACTTTAGATGTATCACTTGATTATCTTCTTGGGCGTGATGACTTTATGAAGTCTCACGGAGTTTCCTTTGATGAATACCTGTAATATCCTCTAACGTGTCCCATATGACAAAATCTCCTGTTCTGTCTCCAGATTCTATGTTTTGGTAATATCTCAGGCTTATTTCCAGCCGATCTGCCATCTGTTGCTGTGTCATGCCCGCCTTCCGGCGGGCTTCTTTTAGATTCGCTCTCACGCCGCTTCCTCCTTTTTCTTTACGGTTACGGTCACTTTTACTTTCTCCCGCTCTGATATGATCCGGGCTATCGTCTCGAAGAACCTCTTTATATTCTTTTCTCCCATTCTGGTACACCTCCTTTACTGTCTTTCTCTACTACTTCATTTCCCACAATATTGCCTTTTTTCTTTCCGTTCTCCTATACTGTATTTACAGACCCCGGCAGGTCGAGTATAAAGAAAGGAGAACGGAACATGGAACTTACACATGATGCGGAAAAATTACTCTGTTTGATGTACAAGACATATTTAGATAAGCGCAAACTTAATTCTTCAAAAACAAAGTGCAATTCTTTTGGTAGTACACGCGACATTCATGAAAATTTGCTTCCTGATCAATATCTTTCCGATGTTTCCGAACTTATTTGGGAGCTTTCTAGGAACGAATTGATCTCCGGTAGCTGTTATGACAATATTCTTTATAATATTGTTCTTACATCTCGCGGTATCATTTACATGGAGAATCGTTTTAAGAACAACGTAAAAGAAATTGTCAGTTTTATTTCAAATTTCTCCTGATTTTTTTTCATCCGTTCCGATCTCTTCGGAGCGGATTTTTTCTGTGTAGTACGTCATGTCGTTTTTCTCTTTCTTCTCAAAATTTATTGCATTTCTTACATCTGTTGTATGTCTGCATCCATATTCCATCTTTTTATAACAATATGTTTTTTCGCAGTCCGGCTTTTTACCATCACATAAAAAGATTACTGTTTTCCTCTTTTTTCGTAAGGGTTTTCCAGTGCCGCTTTCTTCTATGGTTTCTTCCCATTCGTCATTATGTCTGCTCACATGTTCTTTTATAAGCCATTGCAGTCCTTCTACCTTCCGTATAAGAACATTCAGTTTTTGTTCTAAATCATTGCACTTCTCTTTAAGCGCCTTTTCCCTTAATAACCTTCCACTACTTTTATGTTTCCACATCTGCGCATTCACCTCCTCTCCACGCCCTTATCTTATGCAGATATAAGCTTTCCCCGCTGGCTTTTCTCCTCTTTTTCCTGTTCCAGTCTGGTGATATATCCGGCAATAAAGGATTTTTCCCGTTCTTCCAAAGAGGTGAATTTCTCAGCAATTCTCTCTACATTTTCTTTTTTCTCTGCTCTATCCATATTCTTCGCTCCTTTCTTCTTTTCTTGACCTACCTCATCAGTGCGTAGACGGTCATCCTACGCAGACGGGGCGGTTCCTGCCCCGTTTCGGCTCTTCCTGCTGCCCTCCAGCGGCATTACTTTTCTACTCCATTCCAGCTATAAATCCTCTTCCCATCCACCGAAATATCATAGATGTATTTCTTTATTTCTCCTTTCCGGTTAATGGTTGCCACGGTACTTTCTACTATGCTGTTCTTTTCCTTTTCTGTCTTTTCTTCCCAGGCAGCGAAATTTTTAAGGTATTCTTCTTGCTTTTCTTTCTCGTTTTCGGCTGTCATATTTGCCATTTCAGCATAATAGATAAGATTCTTTATGTATTCCTCTCTGCCCGGTGTCTGGTCTTCTGAGTGATCCGGTTCTGTCTGCCCGTCTCCCTGATCTGTACAAACCTCATTCATCCCTTGCGTCAGCTCTTCATCCAGAATCATTCCATAGATCATTTCTCCATCCAGAAAAATGCTGACGATCTTTGTCATTTCACTTCCATCGCTGGCTTCGCAGATCAGCGCCTTATGCCCCTGCTCCCGCAACAAATCCACTGCCGCTTCACACGCCGCCACGTGAACTATATTACTGAACTCCTTTCCGGCATCTGCGCAATCATTCGCAAGCTGCGCCTCCTGTCGCAGTAAAATTTTCGGATCCAATACTTCTTCAATGTTGATCAATGTGATTTCCTCCTTTTTTACTCTTTCCTCTGCATCTTCCGGGCTTGGAACCGGCTTCGGCTGCAT